ATTTTTTTTTTGAAACGCAGACTGCTCGCCGCGAAGTTCCTATCCTTATCGCGTAAAGCTCCGCCTACGCGATGGACTTCGTCGACAGTGCAGGGGATGGCGCAGGCTGGTATGTCTATCGGTGGCAAGCCATCTGGTCGCAGCAGCAACTGATGGTAGAGTACCGGGGGACCCGGCACTCTCTATTGTACCCCAGCGCCGCGTACATCCTTACGCCCCCGCCTTCGGCGTCGGGGCCTAAGGCTGACCCGTCGGGTAAAGGGGATGTTCCATCTTCTGGGGGGGGGGTGGCGCGGCATACAACTCGTGGTCCTCAATCGATAATTTGGGTGAGAGTCTTGGACTAATGCGCCGATGTTTTCCTTGTGGGTGAGTGGGTACGCGGATGGGTATGGCAAGCCGGGTACGCTATGGGATGGCAAGCCGGGTTCACCATGGGATGGCAAGCCGGGATTTTTTGCCTTGGTGGGTACTCATGTGGGGGGGGTTGGCCCGTTGGGCCTGGCTCCAATCTGAAAGAACCGTCTGCTCGATGTGTTGTCGTTCCGATATGCAGGGTATAAGGACAATGAGTAGTCTAATGTTATCAGAGTGACGGATGGCCTCTGAGACAACCTGTGGTGGGTTGTTCGCCGAATATCCTGCATTGCACTCGACGTGGCTGGTTGTTGTACGGAATTGAAGGGTTGCTCACTGTAATACGTCCCGACGGGGAATGGTTGTGAGTCCTGAAGCTTATACAGAACGAGTGACGTGTGATGGAGACTGGGAGTATATCCCGTATGAAGTGTTTCCAGTAAGGGTGGGGTCTATGTTGAGACTCTGGGACTTGCGATAATGGGTGTCTGTCTTTTGGTTAGACATCAGCGATGGAATGGCCTCTGTGTCTTCCCTAAAACCCCAATTGTATTTGAGGGTGCCATGCACGTAAAACGAAGCGCGAGATTCGTTACCTTGATTAGCAACAAATGGGGCACCAGTTGAACCAGTGATTGGAGAAATGGTTGTGTTGGTGGCCGGTACATCAAAACTTTCTTCTGATATTACGGGTAGCGTAATGGAAGCAGTAGCGCTTCCTTGACCGTGTCCGGCGTCATCTTGTTCAATTACTGAAGTGTATGAGAACTGCTGGGGCTGTTGGATTTTGCGATACTTGATGAGAATGTAACACATCCCTGATACAAAACCGTCTGCGACTTCATCAGGCCGTCGTCGAATACCCAGACCCAGATGAGACTGGTTGGCTTCGACCATGTCTTCGTTTACCGTGTTCTCGTTGAACGTGTTGGTTTGCATGAAATGCGTTTTGATGTTCTTCACGATGTTACGGGTGGGTGGCTTTTTGCCTGTGCGTAAAGCAGGTAGTACGAATTCGTGATTGTACTCGACCTTGTAATTTGCCCATTCAAGGCCCTTATTGTCCAGATTGTTGAGCAACTGTCGCTTATCATCCGTAGACCATTCATATGGGGCGGTTGGCTGGATGTGGCGGATTACCGATACGCTAATTTTGACGGGGAAAGCGCGAGATGACATAAATACCAGGTCTAATTTGATATTTTTCAGCATTTGGTCGTAATAGCTGTGGTTGTTCGCCAGTGAAGTTGCTGTTTGGGTACCGGCGGCGTCGATGACTGCGCCCGTGTTGAACTCGTGTTGATACCCAACCGTATCATGGCGTGCCCCGTCTGTGACTTGGGGCAGGCTGTGTCGCTGAATGTCAGCCTTGTTTTGGATTACATCCAGTGGGGTTGCCGTGTCGTGGTCCAAGTCTGTACCATCTGCCCGAACCTTCCTAAAATAGGTTGTGTGTATACCTGTCCAGTGGGAACAGAAGGGTGAGAACACCATCGACTGTACGCGTTCGCCGTCCAGGGCCTCTGGGGCCTTGATGGGATACCTGTACGTCTTTAAGACGTTATTTGATGTGGGAATACGGTTGGACTTTGACAAAAGGACGGTCTGCCACACGTTGCCCTTGTTGTAGTCCTTTGCGCGCTCAATTTTCCACTTTGGGAGCATAGAGCGTGGGTGGGTTGTGCAAGTTCCGGTGGCGGAGGACTTGCCCTTGTTGCCCTTGCCTTTGTTAACAGGACCTGATGCAGCTCCTGACTTGAGTTTTTCGTGACGCTGTCGATGAAGCTTCAGTTTGAACTCTTTGCCCGCTCCTCTGAGCATCGGGCGGTCCTTGGGGCGCTTGGCCTTCTTGTCCATAAAATCCTTAACGGTATCTTTAACAGCTTTTTTGACATGTTTCATGACAGTATCGCGATAGTCATGTAGAGGTACTACACGCTGATGGCCACGGGTACTCAATGTACCTGTAAGGCGCCGGCGGGTTGGTTGGGTAGAGCGATAACTACGTCTACCACGGGGTCCGTATTTGACTCGATAAGGCATAGGCAGCAGCAGAAGGGATTCTTAAATTTAAAAGCGAACGTGGTAGTAGGATGCGTCTAAGGATATAAGAAGAAAGTGTAAAGCGTGTGAGAACACACCATCATATTCATTCTTTACTTTCAACCGCGTTTACTTCTGTGCAACATGTCCCGAACTCGCAACATCGTATTTACTATCAATAACTACTCCAAAGGGTGCATAGCTGCCTTCCGTGAGGCATACGAGGACATCTCTAATTACTGCGTTATCGGGAAAGAGGTAGGTGAACAGGGTACTCACCACCTACAGGGGTACATTGAGCTGAAGAATGCAATGACCTTCACGGCCTTTAACAAACGCTTCTCACCTAAAAAGGTGCACGGATACGCGCGATGTGAGGCACGTCGCGGAACACCTCAGGAGGCCGCCGAGTACTGCAAAAAAGATGGGCGGTTTGTTGAATGGGGTGAGCCTGGGCCCGGTCGGGGAACACGTTCCGACCTCCAAGAGCTGGTGGACGACATACGGGCGGGTGCCCTAAAGGTGGACGACATCGCCACCGATAATGCCACCATGTATCATAAATACGGGCGGACCCTCCACAAAATCGAAGATTTGTACATGAGAGACCAGCGTCGCACAGAAATGACGACCGGCATATGGTACTTTGGTACTACCGGCGTTGGCAAATCGCACACCGCCTTTACATCCGCTAAACCGCGCGATATATACAACTGGAAGAAAGACAAGGGCTGGCAGGACGGCTACACGCAGCAGCCAATAGTTGTCATTAACGACTTCCGAGGCCACATTCCCTACGACGAGATGCTCCAAATGGTAGATAAATGGCCTTTTGAGGTGCCCAGGAGAGGGAGAGAGCCGTGCCCGTTTACGTCCGAGAAAGTCATCATAACGAGTGCCCTGCCGCCGTGGGAAGTATACCACAATCGGGCCGCCGGGGATGACATTGCACAACTGCTAAGGCGGTTCTGTGTAATTCGGCTTCTCCCAAGAAACCTTCTTCGTGACCTACAAAGCTTTAAGCCTACTTCGATTTGCACAGAAGTAGTCGGGGGGGGTAATAATGACCCCCCCTCCGAAGCTCCAATTGGTCCTTTCGAGCTATGAAATTTTTTTTTTGAAACGCAGACTGCTCGCCGCGAAGTTCCTATCCTTATCGCGTAAAGCTCCGCCTACGCGATGGACTTCGTCGACAGTGCAGGGGATGGCGCAGGCTGGTATGTCTATCGGT